ATAGTAGACCATTTTGGCAAAAAGAAATCGAATCATGAAACCGAGTTTAGAAAAAATATTAAATAATCACATTGTGCATACTGGATTTTTTGATAGAAATTCAGTTGAAAAATGTATGGAACAATCTTATGATTTGGGGACTAAAGAATTCATTGAATGGTTATCAAAACAAGATTATCTATCCGACAACATAAACTACATCATCGAAGAATGGGAGAACCAAAATAAATTATGAAATATTATCTTTTGGTTTTGGTGTTTCAAATTATGTTCAATATCTTTAAGGTGTTGGAGATAAAATACACGTACGAGAACAGGTTGACTCTATTGTTATATAATTCTGTTTACATTAACTTAGTCTCCTTAGCAACAGTTTATTGGTCATTGGACCTTCTGTTTGAAGGTGATTGGTGGGTTATTCCATTTTACGTTGGTGGTAGTGTTATTGGAAAGTGGATTGCGATGAGACACGTAGAAAACATCAGATATAAAATATTCAAACTTTTTGGGAAAAAAATAAGTAAATTAGAAAATAAACTATCTAAACAAAATGAAAACAACTAGTAAATTCGGTCCATTCAAGGACAATAGACCTTTTGATGAGAAAGCTTTGAATTTTCTACAAAGCCTTCTATTTTGGAGAGGTAGAAAAAAAGGAATGATTTATACCAGAGATATTACTTTGGACGATATTCGTGCAGTATTTTTTCCAGAAAATTTTTACGAGAAGTATAAATATTTGGGTTCTGTACCTTACATAGAACTCGGAACTGTATTCAAAGCAATGTACCCTTTGGTACTAGCAATGGATTACGAAGCGAAACCTAAAGGTTGCCCAAGATGGTTTCTTCGTTTCTTGCACTTGTTTGGGTCAGATAATTCTATTATCAGAGTTCGTAACCTAACTTTACATAATTTGAAAGTGAAACTGACCAAAGGTATCATGATGAATGATTATAAAACAAAGTGGGCGGATTATGATTTGAGAATTTCAATAAGTGCTCCTGAACATCTTCATAATCTGGCAAACGCAATAGAAGGAGAATATTTTTCTCAAGGAAGACAAAAGGAATTGGCGGAACAAATCAAGGAACTTGACCCAAATGCCAATATTATTTGGGGAGATGTAAACCGACTTGTAAAACAGTATAATGATTTGATGGATAAAACAAACGAAGATGTTTATGACTATATCAGTTGAAATATTAGTAGCGATTTTCTTTTTACTTATAACTCCCATCGTTATTTCTTTTCTGTGGGTAAGAGGTATAGATTACATGCATAAAAATCATCCTGATTACAAAGGATATGATTTATTCGATGAAGACGAAGATGAAAAAGATGATTCAAAAGATTAAGGTTATTCTAAAAGAGATTTGGTTAGGATTCTCCATTTCCAATTATATTCAACAAAATCACCAACAATTTGGTAAACTATAAAATTATGACAAAACGATTGACTACAAAACAGAAACAAGAACAATTTGTTGTAGATGTAATCAACAAAATGTTTGAAATCGCAGGGTACCAAGTAACCTACGATGATGTAAAGGATAGAAAAGATGATTGGTATGCCCAATGGACAATGACCATGGAACAAAATGAGGAATGGAAAAAGTGGGGTATGGATTATATGAAACGAGTATTTCGTTGGAATAAAACCTTATGCGAAAGAGAAATGGGAATGGTTTCGTTAATGTGGGGATTAAAATTTAGTGATTTTGAAAAATGATTAATATAGAAAGACAATATCAACAACTACTCAAAGACATTTTAGATAATGGTGTTGAGAAAAAAGATAGAACAGGTACTGGTACCCTTTCCGTTTTTGGTAGACAAATGCGTCATAAGATGAGTGAAGGGTTTCCGTTACTAACCACAAAGAAGATGGCATGGAAAACTATGGTCACGGAACTCCTGTGGTTTCTACGTGGGGATACTAATATCAAATTCTTATTGGATTATGATTGTCATATTTGGGATGGAGATGCGTATAAGCGATATTGGTTTAATTGGAGACCAATGGTAGAAGATTGTGGTGAAGATTTGACACCACATACACAGAAAGAATTCATCAATCGTATCAAAACAGATGATGAGTTTGCTAAGAAGTGGGGTGATTTGGGCCCAATTTATGGGGCACAATGGAGAAATTGGACATTGCATAGCGTAGGACCAAATGACTCTTTCCCCATATATGTAGACCAAATTAGATTATTGATTGAACAACTTAAAACAAATCCAGATAGTAGAAGATTAATGGTAAGTGCTTGGAATGTGGGTCAATTAGACGAAATGGTTCTTCCACCTTGTCATTATGGATTTCAAATGTATACAAGAGAGTTGCGGGTTGGAGAAAGGTTAGATTTAGCGGCAAAAACTTATGATACATTTGACCCATTTGATTTTGGATTACCGATGGCAAACATTGAACATGATGATATAGATAAATTATATCCTGTTCCTAAAAGATCAATCTCTCTTATGTGGAATCAACGTTCTGTTGATACATTCTTGGGGTTACCATTCAATATTGCTTCTTATGCTCTGTTACTTGAAATAATTGCGAAAGAAGTCAATATGATTCCTGATGAATTGATTGGAAACTTAGGTGATGTTCATTTGTATTCAAACCATATTGAACAAGCAAAAGAACAAATGCATAGAAGACCTTATGATTTGCCCAAAGTTCAAATCACGGAAAGAAATTGGTACCAACATGAAAAAGTAAAAGAACATTTTGGAGAAAAAACATTCACCGAAAAAATCATGTCTTATAGACCAGAATGCTTCGAGTTATTAAATTATCAATCACATAAAGCCATAAAAGCCCCATTATCAAATTAATTTATAAAAAAAACAATTCTATTATTATGAAAAAAACAATTCTATTATTTTCGATTCTAAGTTTAGCTTCTTGTACTACAGTAAAGAAGGCTAACACCGAAGGGTTCACTACTTACAAAGAGTATATCCTTTATAAAGGAGATACTGTAGCAAAATTAACTAATGTTGAATACTCTTTGGATAATAAAAAGTTTGTCAAGGAAGCCACCTTTAGACTACTCGATATGAAACATGGGGATAAAGCTAGTTCCATCCTACTTTTCATAAACACTACACATAAGGGATGGGATATTGAATTGGATTACCCTTACCCTATGGAATATTTTACAAGAGTTAAATAGATTATGCAGATTGTCATTTTACTTAATATAGATGTTGAACCTGATATCGCTAATCTCATACTTAATCATAGGTTGGAGGGAGGATATTCGATTGATTACGCATTAAATTCATTGGTCTCCTATTACAACGGTCAAGAAATTACAATATTCAACTTCAACAAATACTTTGCTCTTGATAATAGATGGATCGGATATAAAATAGATGATTACGGAACTAAAATTGTTATAAACTTTATGTAAAATGAAAAAAGGTAAAAAAATATTTGTAATTTATAATCCATACACTAATGGATACTACGATGGATACGGATTTTTCCGAGAGATATTATTCAGTAAAAAGTATTCCGAAAAAAAGAATGCGAGTTTGGAATTAGAAAAATTGCTTGACGAATCAATCGGAAAGGCATTTTTGAAAGTCCGATCCTTTCATACTGTATAATTAGGGAAGAGGAGTATTCCTCCTCTCCTTATTCACTAATTTTTTTCCAAGCGTCTGTAGAACTAATCATACTTAGTTTACTTCCATTCTCCCAATCGACACCAATAATTTGTTCATCCGAATCAAACTCAAATGGATCTTTTGAAATACTAGTAACTCTACCTGATGTTCCTGGAGGAACTCCAAGTTCTCCTTCCAAGTGATAACATATAATTTTATCTCCGACTTTTAACGGTGGATTCAACGTTCCTTTCATAACAATAAATATAAGTAATATATTTATTGTTATATGGAATTTTTAATTACAGAATCTCAACTAAGAGCACTTCTTACTGAAGAAGAAAAATCGATGCTTGGAAACTACATGAAACAATTGAATACATTTACAAAACAAATTGTAAATCGGGCATTCAAATCGTACGGCATTAATTTAAGAATGCTTCTAACTTGGGGTACTGCTGTGGGTGGAATGGCGATTCCATTAGACCAATTTTTAAGGAATCAAAATTTCGATTTAACTGAAGACCAAAGAATGTTGGTTTTAGCCGGTTTAGCATTTTCATTATTTTTTGAAACTAAAAGACCGTCCATGAAATTATTTTCAGTAATCAAAGAAGAGGGATTGGAAGAAATTTTCAAAGTTGGATTAAGAAAAGGAAGTCAGTTGAAAGAAGCGTTCTTAAATTTTATGTCCTCTGTGGGTACTGGTTCCTCATCATTTATAGACACCATAGCATATAGTTTCATGATTCCTATTATTACAGACATTCAATCTGTTATTATGGAAACACAAGATATCGATGAGGCGGCAATTTTGATTGCGGAAAGATTGATTGCGTCAGGTGTTGTATTGATGAGTTCTCAGGCTTTAACAGAAACAGTTAAGAGAGTTTTAGAGAAATTAAAATAAGTTAATCTTCCAGTTCGACCAAATTAATTACTTTTGTACAAATCACGTATTCGTCTACTCCGAACAATTCCAAAAAACGATTTAATAACTTATCAATTTTATACCTAATTACTTCGTAAATGGTAGATGTGGTTGAAATATCTATTTCTTCACCTGTGTGTTTCTTGAACATACTGAAGTATAAATCGGACTGTTTGTTAGATGGTAAGATATACAAAGTATATTGAATAAATTTTGTTTCTTGTCCAATCGTAATATAGTTTTTGGTTCCTGTTAGTTTTATTTTGAAATTTGTATCGAAATTATAATCCGAATCAATTTGGAATATATGATTCTCCAAAAATTCATTTATTCTATTCCACAACTTATCTGATGGTTCCATTCTATTCTAATTCTTCAATTTCGACCACTAATTGGTCCGGTCCTTTTATGACTCTGTGCCAAACAAATTTAGGAATGTGAATTTGACTGGACTTAAACAATTTGACTGGCAGTTCATTTTCCATTTGGAATGACCATCCACCATCTTCTATTACTGTAACATTTCTATCCTTAAGGTCTTGATGCCATTTAAGTTCTTCAACTTCAACATCGGTAGTAAACGTCCTAATCAGTTTACCGTTTTTTTCAACTTGTTCAAACGGAAAATCCATTACCAAGAATTTGAGGATGATAAACCTAATTGTTTGGCATATCTTCCGATTGAACAACTCCAATAACCGGCCGTAGTTCTATCTTTCTTTTGGTCACACTTGTGTCTTGCTCTGAATGACTTTGCAGCCTTTTTATTCGCATTTCTAACTCTCAAATTCGGATCTCCAAAAGATACTTTTTTTATCCCACCACTTTTTGATTTTACATAAACTGCGAATTTCTTCGGCCCACCTGAAGTTCTGAATGGTTTATTTAACTTAACATTCTTGCCTCTATGTTTTGCTTCTTCCAAAACATCCTCCTCATCTTCTTCTTCGTAAATGAATGGAGCATCAAGATAAATTAATTTACCTTTGATTGATACTTTCTTACCCAAATCTGATTCCACCATCAAAGTATCTTCTTCGTTAAGGTCAATCTTACCTTCCTCCCACAATTGTCTAACTTCATTCACCAAATCAAAATAACTTTCAGAGTATGCACGAAAAATATTATTAGTTAAAGTTAACTCATTATCAACATGATATTTCAATGACTGTGAAACTTCAACAGATTCTTTAATAATTAAAGATTTGTTCAAATGTTCTTCTAATGTTTCTTTGATAAGTTCTCTTAAATCCATCGGGTTGTTATTTCTTATAAATACTCTTACTCTCTATTAAATTTTAACTTCCAATACACTCCTCCTGTCACATATGGGTAAAATTTACCTGTAACACCATCGAATGTTCGATTTGCCACTCCTCCGCCAAGTTGGAACACTTTGTCATCTTTTGTTTTTAACAATATACTTGTCCCGAGTGAGTTAACCCAATCTTGATGACTCAAAGCTCCGTTCAATCCCACATAAACTTGATTTCTAACTTTCGATGGTTCAGGCGCTGGTTCTCTAACTATTTTTGGTTTGATGGTAGCACTAAAATTTCTTGAAACAACTTTATTTTGTGAAATGGAGTCAAACAAATATATGACCCCCTGATTATTATTCAATGTTATTGTGTCTGATTTGAAGTTTTTGACGTAATATTTCTGTAGAATGAATGATGTGTCAACAAGTGGAGTTGGTGCTGGTACTTCAACAATTTTCTCCACTTCAACCTCGTATGGAACTTCGACCTCTACTTCATAAATAACTTCCTGAGGTATTGTATCATAAACCAATTTTTCTTCTATTTCGATTTGTGGAGGAACGAAAAATTGTAAGAATATTATTATACCCACCATTAGGAGTATCACTATGTGTCTGATGTCAAATATTTTTTTCATATCGTTATAACATTAATCTTGATCCAATCAAGAAATTACTAAGTATTGGAGAACTTGAGTTACCCAATGCTCTATAGTTTATACTCAATCCGAATCGTTTACTTATTTTATAGTCAAATGATGAACCGACTAAGAAGGAAAATTGTCTATTCACCGTTGATTCACCTGTTTTAGGGTTATATGAAATTGGTGAGTTCATTAAGAAGACTTGTGGAGATAATGTAAGTTTGGTATTTACGACATATGGTTTTGTCCAAAATACAACCGCTGAGGTGGCAAGAGATAAGTTGAATACTCTTTTAATTGTTCTTGTTTCAGTATTAACTTCAGTATCTTTCAACAATAAAGTTATTAAACCAACGTTATATCCGTATGTCCCATATTTTTCACTTGGTTTAATATTTGTGTATCCAAGTAATCCCATATAAGTTCCATCTAAGTAAGCTGCGGTGAATGAGTAAGAGTGGATTTGGTTTAATTTCCCTTGTTGAAAATTCATTTTTGTATATCCCCCACCCAAAGCAAATTGGTCTAAGGTACTCCAAATCATGGCGTTTGCACCCCATGTTTCATTCCCTGCTAATGATGATTGACTAAGGCCAAAGGAGGCGATGGCACTATATTTCAAATCGGGTCCCTGTGCGGTTGTCAGGTCTGAGGAAACCAACATTGGATTCACTGGACCAACTTTCTTTTTATCACCTTTCCCTTTACCATCTGAATTATCATCTTCACTTTCTCCCGAATCTCCGCCTTCTGAACCACCTTCTTCGGAACCACCCTCACTCGAACTTGATTCACTGGATCCTGACTCACTTGAACTTGATTCACTACTACTTGAAGATGATGAGGATTCTCCTGAAGAAGATTGAGATGATGAACTAGACGAACTAGATGAAGAAGAAGATGATGAGGATGTAGGGGTTGAACTACTTGCGGAAGACGCCGCAGTTGAGGAGGCTGATGAAGATGCTGCGGATGAAGCTGCGGAAGATGCTGCAGATGAGGCCGCTGACGATGCTGCGTTGGAGGCGGCTTGTGATACAGCTTGTGTGACAGTTTGTGTTACCACCGCATTTGCGGGACATGGAGTTGAAAAAATTCCGTTAATCCAAATGGTTACTTCTCCTGAGGTAAATTGTTGATAATTGAATACTTTGGATTTGTTTCTGACTACAACTAATACACCATTGTTAGATTGTATGGGTATGGATACCACATAAGTTTTTGAATCACAGGGGTCAATGTATGTTTGTGTAACAACTTGCCCCTGTGACTCGTGGTAAACTAATACCATGAATAATAACATCAAAAATATTTTCAAACTTTTCAAGTATCATCGGTTTTCGAAATATTTTATTCTGTGAATATCCCTTTTTTAATCATTCTATCTAAAATTCTGGCACAAGCAATGTCAAGTGCTTTTTTTGTTGCGATAGATATTGTAGATTGATTAAACTTAACTGGATCGACTGTTGCGTCTGATAGAAGTGTTAATTCTCTTGTTGTAACTGCTTCTCCAAGTCCTGATGCTCCGAATACAACACCAGTTTCCGCATTTGTAAATCTAACTTGTAGACCAATACGGGTAACCATCATATTTTTCACACCATCTTTCAGGTTTACAGTTTCATCTTCTGAAATGGAGTAATCATAACATTCAATGGTTACAAAATATTCCGCCAAATTGATTTTACCGAAACCATCCAATTGGTTTTCAGAAATTCCTGCCTGAGATGCTTGGAATTGCTTAACCATTCGGTTTTTGATTTCAGTCTTATCTTCAGTGAATTTGAATCTGTTAAGATTCTCAAGATATTCCATTGAAATGTTCGCAACACCTAAACCAACTCTTTTTTCTTTGAGTTCAGGATACATCTCATACATTTCATCTGAAATACCTGCCTTTAGGATTTGAATTGGAATTTGTTTTCCTTCATAATCCATAAATTGACTTATGTCAATTGCGGTTTCAAAAGAAGCACGATACTGTTCTGTTTTTGTACTTCCCACAGTTTGAGAAAACGCCGATATTTGTACTATTAGAGCAAATATCGACGATAATATAAATTTTTTCATATTAAACCTCAATTGTTTTATATGTTTATTAAGGTCTCTTTGGCCAAGCCCAACCCTTCTTCTTACCTCTCAACATCAAGTAAGTCACACCTCCGAAGAAGATTAACAAATACAATGATGGTGAATAAAATACAAACATGGATACCATCAACAATGTGAGGAATACCATAAAACTTAAAAATTGTTCCATATTTACCATTTTGGAGCGGTTTCTTTGAACTCGTCTCCTTCTTTTTTATTAGGTTTATCCGTCGCTGCGGGTTGTGATGCTGGTTGACTTGATTTTTCTCTGATGATTACAGTTTTGTCACCACCAGATTGTTGTTGTTGGTTATTGTTGTTAATAATAATTGGAGTTTGTTGTTGAACAGGGGCTACAACTTCTTCTTCACCACCGTTAATCAATTTATTTGTAATAACTCCTCCGGCACCCAACACTGCCGTAGTTAACAATCCGATAATTGTCTTTTTCAATCCTGACCAAGTTCCGTCATTATGGTTTTCTGTTTCTTCACTCATGGTATTATTATTTAGTTTATTTATTTTATTTAATAATTAACGGATATTTTATATCTTTCCCCGAAATGTCCAAAAAAACCAAGTCATAATACCCTTTTGGTTCTTCTGTTAAATTATATACCCTTTTTGTGGTTGTGTCAACTGCCGTGAAGCCTTCTTTTTTTATTGGTATTTCTTGACCAAAAGGTATTATTTGTACTGAATATTTTGCTCCGACAGTTGTTTCGAACTCTATAAACACTATGTTTCCATTCTGAAAAACAGATTTTATGTTTGTAGAAGTTGATTTAGCCCCTAAATCAATTTCCGGCATCTCATCGTAGTAAGGGTTGAAACATCCTTGTAAAAAGAGAACTGAGAAAATTAGTATTGATAATATTTTTTTCATGTTAGAAATTATTATATCCCGTTAATTTTATTTGAGTTGTATTCAATTTTATTCCTAATTGAGAACCCTTGATTGTGTTAGCGTCCATAGTGGAGGATACTTTGATGGAAGTCAAAATATCAACACCATTACCAATTGTTGAAAATTTCAATTTGAATGGAATTGCCGTTCCAGTTACTGGAGTTTTTTCATTTGGGTCTATCCCACCAAATTTGACTTTACCGTCAACAGAGTTAACAAACAAGTACCATGTATTTGGTACATTTGGGAAAAACTCCTCAAACTTTATCTTTGTTGGGTCGTAATCAAATTCAAATTGTAGTCCTGTAACAGGATTTCCATTTGTCGTTACACTTATAGGGATTTCAATATTATTCGATGTCACAGTCAAATTAGATAGATTTACATCTATTGATGGAACATCATTTGGAGTATTGATGAATGATTCTGTTGCCATATTTCTGAATGTCGTGTTCGACTTCAAACTATTTAGGGCTCTACTAACTACAGATGCAACTCCATTATTACTTACAACAACTTGTGATGAGTGAGAACGATTCACATCTCCCCATAAAAGATATTTCAGGTCTACAACCGTGTTAGTTCCTATTGTCCCTGTTTTAATATAAGTTTTAGGGAAATCAAAAGAATTCCAATTAGTTGTTGTTATAGCTCCCCAAGAATTTGATGGTGAGTCATTAAATGTAAATTCCGCCCTTAACCCAAAGTCTGGACCTCCATTGATATTTCTTATGTATGGTGTGTAAGTTGACGTGCCTATTGAAGATATACCAGATGGTATTCTAAATGTCGCCCAAGTTCCGTCCTTCGAAACAAATTCTACAGGTCCAACATACAAATCAAATAATTGGAGTGACTTTATTTTTTCAGGTGTATTAGTCGCATCGAATTCTCTCATATCAACCAATATTCTGGACACATTTTGAGAATAATGATTTGGTGTAATTATCGCCCACTCAACTTGACCAGCGATAGTTGTTGCATCGGTAGACATCCATGTTGGTACACTCATATAGCCACCACTACCTTGTGTATATCCATTTGGAACGGTTACTAATGCGTCAATACCTACGACTTGTGATAACAACCTTGGTAAATCTCCACCATCAATCAATTTATTTCTATTGATGTCAGCGGCATATAGGGATTGTCCGGTATTGATTGTTTGTCCTTTGCTTCCATCTAATCCCATTGTCACAAATTCTCCTTGTGCCGATGTAAAGTCGGAAATTGTTATTGCGTTATTATAAATGGTATTTAGTTTGTCCGTATCATGCATTACCGAAACCTCATATACTTTATTTTCAGATAATAAGGATTGGTTTATATCCACATTACCGTTTGATAAAACATTAAAGTTTTGATTGGTATTTGTTAAAGTATCTCTGAATGAAACCCTTAAACCAGTTAAATTTAGTAAATTCGTATTTGCGTCAACTTTTGCGGTTATCAATTTACCTGTATTTTGATTCATGATAACCTCAGTTGATAATGGTGTGTCCATAAAGGTCGCAACACCAGCCCCTTGCACATTCCATCCTGCAACAAAGTTTAATTTAACAGGGTTGAATGCGTTTGATGTAGACGCCGCCTTTAATCTAAACCTTACAATTATTATTTGAGAAAAAGCGTTAAATGGCATTGGAGAATTTGTTGCCCATGTTAGAGTCGCTCTTATAATTGCATTGGATCCGTTAGCATTATATGTGTAAGTCGCGTTGGAAACATATCTTTGTGTACCGTTTGTAAAAGTACTATTTCCTGCGTAAGTATATCCTGGGTAGTTTTGCCAAGATAGTTGTATATTTGAACCTGTAGGGAACACTCCTCCGTTTCCACCTGTGCCTGTATGATTGATTGAAACTATCTCAAAGTTTGTTTGGTCGTATTGAAAGTCAAATAGTAATTGCCTTGTAACAGCATCACCATTACCATTTGCATGAACCATAACATCAAATTGGTCTCCTCTATCAATAACTCCCCCGCTTATATCTGTTAAAATTCTTGTGTCGGGGAACTTAAACTTAATTTGCCCAAATGAAGTGAACGAGATTAAGAAAAAAGATATTAGTAATAAATTTTTCATTTAATTTGTTTCAAATAGTTTAGTTACCAAGGTATCACTAGCCTTTTTCAACGCATTACTCAAAGATTGTTGATTGAAATTCCCTCCGTTGTCCACAATTAGTGTTGACATGGAAATCTCAGATGATTCTTCTTCAACAATAACTTCTTTGATTTTTTTTCCATCAACCTTCAAAACTCCTCTGAGACGTATTACAACAGATTCACTGTCTTTGTGAAATACAGAGACATTCGTCTTGGTTTTTAATACATCCAAGTAGACAATTTCAATAGATAGTTTTTGTTTGGAGTCAGGGTTTAGATCGAAATTTTTTTCTTGTAAAAATTCCTCTGTGATATTTCTCAAACCGAATTCTAAGTTTCGATTTCCTGCGAGATTTCCCACTTGAATCTTGTTTACGACAGATTCAACCCATATTTCATCAGTAAGATTTGTGGTGATGTGAGGCATTATGTATAGCATAATGCCCGCCATAAAAAGGGTTAAAATTTTCATTCGATAGTATCTTGGTATTCATAAATATCACCAAATTTAATTTTGTCCTAAATTTTTAGTTTATGTTAAGGTAAATTATCTTATTGGTTTTAGACAATATTTATTAATATAAAATAAATTACTATGATACTAAAAGTTGGGTCTAAAGGAGAAGACGTAAAAAAACTCCAAGCAAAATTAGGTTTGGGAGCCGATGGTGTATTCGGTTCTGGCACAGAGGCTGCGGTTAAAAAATGGCAATCGTCTAATGGATTAACTGCTGACGGTATTGTTGGTGAAGGGACTTGGGCAAAGATGTTTGGAACTAAACAACTTATCACTGAACCATCAACTCCGATTGTTAATGCTGGTCCTTTGAAGTTAGAAAATCTGAAGGGTCATATCCCTGATGCTGTAATTGCTCAGATTCCTGACGCGGCAAAGAAATTCAACATTACAAATCCACTTAGATTGGCTCACTTTTTAGCTCAGTGTGGACATGAGTCGGCTGGTTTCAAAGCGATTCAAGAAAATCTAAATTATTCTGCGGATGGTTTGAAAAAAATATTTCCAAAATATTTCCCTGGAAACTTGGCAGAAGGTTACGCTAAAAATCCTGAAAAAATCGCATCCAAAGTTTATGGAAGTAGAATGGGTAATGGAGATGAAACAACAAAAGAAGGTTTCAAGTTTAGAGGTCGTGGATATATCCAATTGACTGGTAAAGACAACTATACAAAATTTGCTAAATTTATCGGTGAAGACACAGTTGCTAATCCAGATTTAGTTGCAACAAAATATCCTTTAGCATCTGCAGCATTCTTCTTTGATTCAAACAAATTGTGGGCAATTTGTGACAAAGGAGCGGATGACGCTACAGTAACAGCAGTAACCAAAAGAGTTAATGGCGGAACCATAGGAATTTCTGACAGAATCAAACATTTCAAAGAGTATTTCGCACTTTTGAAATAAGTCGTATTACGATAAAAAAAAAAATAATTATTTACTCCGATAATTTTGTCGGAGTAAATTTTTATTTTATATTTGTTAAACAAAACTAAACATGACGACAATGAACATTTCCTCAGCAATCTCAGATTTCAAGTGGGTACTTAGAGTACTTAAATCTTCTCAAAGCAAAGAGCATTTGAATGCCACAATGAAGTGTTTTAACCTTTGGGAATCCAAACACGTCAATGATAATCTTAGTGATTCAGACAAAGAGGTTATCAAATATTTGAGATACGAATTTTGGAGCCTATTTAGAAATAAAAATTCAAGATATGATTTGTACAATGTAGAAAAATTGTTCTGTTGATAGTACAGCATGGACTTTTTTACAAATCATCATATTTATTTATACAATCGCTCACAAAGTGAGTGTTCTCATATATCCCTTTTACAAGACCCACAAATTTATTTGGTGGGTCTTGCTTTTTTTCGTATATTTGTCTAAACCTCAATAACATTATGAACTTAAATAACATAAAACATTTCTTCAGACGAAAATATCAACAAATTCAACGAGTAATTGACTTTTTACCGATTATTTGGAATGGGTTTGACTTCGATTACATGTATTCTATTGAACTTTTCAAAAAACAATTGGAAAGACAAGCAGAATTATTTGAATCAGATAAACTGAACCCCGACAGATCAAAACAAAACGCTTCACGAATCCGAACTGCAATTAGTTTGATGGATAAAGTTTATAATGGAGATTATGAGATTGAATGGATGGATACCATTAGAGAAAAATATGGTAATGATGTATTTAATTGGGAGTTTGTGGATACTGGTAGGGGTGATGGGACATCTTTTATAAAATCCAAATATGAATATTGGGATAATGTTGATGAGATTGATTTGTTGAAACGTGAACTTATGCTTAAATCAAGACAAAAACAAAAGAAAGCCGAACAATTACTATGGAAATTTATAGGACACAACATTCGTTATTGGTGGGATTGATATGAAAATATTTGAAGTATACGGGCAAATCTATATTTTTCCTTTTGTAAAAATAACCCATACAAGAAAACTTAACGGTGATTTGGAACTAATTATTGGTTGGTTAAAATGGGAATTAGCAATAAGATTATGAAAAAGAAAATAACATTCATCTCTGACACTCACAACAAACACAAACACCTTACAAGTAAGGGGATGGGAAACATATTGGGTAGTGGTGATATCCTCGTACACGCGGGTGACTGTACAAGTATGGGACAAAAACACGAAATCAACGGGTTTTTGGAGTGGTTTTCAAATACCGAATTTGAACATAAAATTTTCATTGCAGGAAATCACGACTTTGGATTTGAACAACAAACTGATATCGATATAGAGTTCAAAGATTTGGGAGTAATCTATTTGTTTGACAATGATGTGACCATTGATGGAATCAAATTTTATGGTAGTCCTTGGCAACCTGAATTTCATAATTGGGCGTTTAATCTTCCAAGAGGAGAAGAATTGGCAGCAAAATGGGAAAAAATACCAGATGATGTCGACATCCTAATCACTCACGGGCCAGCATACGGTATTTTGGATTACGCTCCGATCGGAGGTCGTGTCGGTTGTGAAGAATTATATCGTAAAATCGTGGAGGTTAAACCAAAAATTCACGTTTGTGGTCACATCCATGATGGTTACGGTCAAAAGACAATGGGTGGAATTGAATTTCTAAATGCATCTGTTCTTAACGATAGTTACGAACATGCACACAAACCTATAGTTGTGGAGTATGATACTGAAACAAAAGAAATTACTTATATTTGAACTATGGAAAAAAATTTAATGTCTTACCGTATCTATCTTGATGACGTACGTACGCCAATAGATAATGAATGGGTTGTTGTAAGAAATCATGATGAGTTCGTTGAAACCGTTCAAAAATTGGGCTTAGGAAATATTGAGGAAATATCACTTGACCATGATTTGGGAGAAAGTGCAATTGCAGAATACTATGCAAACGCTAAACCTAATAACACTCTAAATTATGACAATATTTTAGAAAAAACTGGTATGGATTCTTGTAAGTTTTTGGTGGAGGAAAGTGTTGAAACCAATACTCCATTACCTCAAGTTTACGTTCACTCATCTAATCCTGTTGGTCGGGTGAATATGATGAGTTTAATCAACAACTACTTAAAAAGTTGTGGATTACCCGAAACCTGTGAAATAAGAATTACAAAATTCACAGCATAAAAAAAAGATGGAGAAATCCATCTTTTTATTTTTTAACTCTAGTTTGTTTTCTTGCTTCCTTAGCCAATTCTCCTATGGTTTTCTTCTTTTGCTCTGTTGGGTGTTTGTATCCTGTTTTGTATCTAAATTCAACCGATACTGGACCATTCTTTGACACGTCAGTATTGTATTTGAATACTGATACACTTTCTTCATCTTCAAAAGTGACCTCCCACTTTTTTGACACAGTTTCTGACTTGGTGTTTCCCGATATTTTCATGAAACAAATGTACGAAAATATCTAATAAAAAAAAAATCCCCACTAAAAAGAGTGGGGATTTTAAGATTACTCCTCGATTTGGTCTGACTTTCCTTTGTTAATCCATTTGTCGACTGACCCGATTCCGAAGGAACCAAGAACTAGCCATAGGAAGGCGTTAAAGATGAATTCGTTTATCACTAGGTCTTTACCTAAAGTTCCTGTAACAATATCCGCAATTGCGAATCCTGTCATCATTACAAACGCCATAAACCCTACGACGCTTTTTTCATTGATTGTGTTGTTGTCATCGAACAACTGAGATAAGAATTTTTTCATAGTATATTGGTAATTTACTTACCAATAAATATCACAACTATGTAACTTTTATCGTCAACCAGGAGTATCTGTAATTTCTAAAACTATATTTTCGGATGCTAATATTGGTGCCCCCTCAAACGTAAATTGTAATATGTCAGGTAACACAATCGAACCAAAACCATTAAAAACGCCATTTATAAAAAATTGCCAATCGATAGAACCAGTACCTGTAACATAAACACTTGGAAATGCGTTAGTTGTACCATGTATTGCTCTCAAAGTTTGTCCTTGATTTATCGGGAAACTTTGAGTTGCTCCGGTCAATGGAACTAATCCCAAATCGTCCTGGAATGCCTGAATTTCACATATTGTCGATCCATTGGTAAATGTTAAGTTATAGTTTGGTGTTACGCTTGGAGTATTAGTTGGGGTAAGAGTATTAGTTGGAGTCGGTGTTGCCGTACTTGTTACTGTCGGAGTCGGGGTTGGAGTTGGACACACATCAATTGAGGTACACTCAGCTTGTCCTGAACCATTATCAGTTATTGTATAAACAGTTCCACCACTAACAGATTGGAAGTAGAATGTTGTTGCCAATGTGGATGTTAAAGTTTGAAGTTCAGATATAGTATATGGGTCAGTTCCCGCGTTATTTTGATAAATCAACTCATTAATATCAATTGTTCCTTGAACATATATTGTTGTTGTTGGAGAAGTCCCATAACATACCGCGTCAGGTGAAGTAGAAACTTCATATAATCCTCCGTCTAACGGGTCTGTAGGGGTTGGAGATGGTGTTAAAGTTGAAGTTTGAGTTGTAGTTTGAGTAGGAGTGTTAGTTGGTGTTTCAGTTGGTGTTGAAGACGGTGTAGCGGTATTAGTTGGTGTTACAGTTGGAGTTTTTGTGTTTGTTGGAGTTGGTGTTACTAAAGTTGCTTGACATGCTGCACAATTAACATAGAAAAGAAGTGGTGTTGCTCCATCTGTTGGAGTTGCCACGGTCTTTTCAACAATTCTATAGCATCCACTTGGTGTTCCTCCTGTGAATGTTAGATTGAATACGTCACCAGGTGCTAAAGATGATGGTCCTAAGTCAGCAACTAATACGTTCAAGTTGGTACATCCCGAAATTGTGAATGTTGTAACTGAAGTTAAGTCAGTTGTGGTTGGAGTTGGTGTGTTCGTTGGTGTTTCACTAGGTGTACCACTTGGGGTTTCAGTTATTGTTGGTGTCGGAGTATTAGTTGGAGTTTCTGTATTTGTTGGAGTATTAGTAGGAGTTTCTGTATTTGTTGGAGTATTAGTAGGAGTTGGTGTTGGTGTTGGTAATGAAGCTTCACAATCATCACAGTTCAAATAGAAATTAAGTGGAGCACCTGTATCTGTTGGGGTAGCAACAATCTTATTAATAATTCTGTAACATCCACTCGGAGTTGCTCCTGTAAATGTCATGTTGAAAATATCTCCGGCTGCGAATGCTCCTGGTCCTAAATCAGCGACTAATACATTCAAAGTAGTACATCCTGAAATTGTGTAAGTTGTGGTTGTTCCGTCAATACAATCGGCACAATTAGGATAGGAAGATATTGGGTTA